ATAAAAGAAGACATAAGATATAGACAAGGTGTTGTAAAAAGCGTAGGTAGTTTAGTTCAAGGTGTAAAAACAAATGATAATATATACTACGATAAACACGCTGGTTTTAATGTTGAAATAGATGAAAAAATATTTCTCGTAATAAAACAACAAGATGTTGTTATAGTTTTATGAGAAAATTAGAAGCCAAAGATCTTAGAAGCATAGGATTGTTTAAGCACTATCGTATTATACGTAAATGGGCTTGTAAAACACACGAATTAAAAGATGCTGATCTCGAACTTCTAATTTATTTTGATTGCATAGAGTTGTTTACTAGAAAAGATTACATTGATGGTGTGTATACTTTTTCTTGGGATAAAGATCGCTGGGAACGCTTAAGACGTGATAACTGGATAAAAGTCTGGAGGCAGCGAAATAACACAACACAAAAATATACAATATACAAAACATCGTTTAAGTGTAGTCAACTAATAAGTAGAATATACAGGATGTTACTTGGAGAAGAAGGTTTACCTACTAGTTTACGTAGAAATAAAATAATGGAAGGTAAATCGTATTCAGACAAGGTTATGATAAAAGCAATAAAATTAGTTAACAAAGATAATAATAATTAAAAACAAAAAAAAATGGCATACGGAGATATTATAAGTAATATACACACTAACAAAAGCCAATATAGAGAGTCAAACGGAGTTGAAACTGTAAACGCAGCTGTTGTTTTAAGAGATAGTAACACAAAAGGTAGTGCTGCGATAAATTATTTAAGTAATCATTTAAACTTGGATAAACTAACCGCTGTTAAAGCATCTAATAGAGCTGGTTTGTTCGTTGGCTCTGCTGGTGATGTTTTAGTACTTCTTTCAGGTGATAGTGCTCCTATAGTAAAAGGTACAGCTGATACTAACACGGTTAACAAACTGATTGACTCAACTGCTAAATTCACACTTGAAGGTGGTGGGTTACAACTAAGAGATGTTGCTGTAAATACTACTGATGGTGGTGATTTTGCAGCTTTTGTATCAGCTGTTGATAGTGATACTTCTTTAAGTTTAGCAGATGTTGGAAACGCTGCTTCTGACATGTTTCCTGATGGTAATGAAAATTACGAAATATATAGAGCTGTATTATTTCAAAATGTAGCGGCTGGTTCTTTTCTACCTATTCAGGTGGATAGAGTGTTTAAGTTAGGAACTACATCAACTGATATTATAGCAATATACTAAAAAATAAACAATGTCACCTTTATTAAAAAACAGAATACCTCTAGTATATATAAGCTCGAGAATGATAGGTTCAGAAACCGTATTAGGTGGTGTACCTTTGACTTGTGATATTGATACTATAACTTGTGATTCTACTGTTTATAGCTGTGATCAAACAATACAATAAAAAATAAAAACAAATGGCTGAAATTCAAATAATTAATATAGGCACGGTAGCTAATGATTTTACTGGTGATACGCTCCGAGCTGGTATGGATAAAGTTAACGACAACTTTACAAACTTTAAAGTAGAGGGTACTAACTTTACAGGCTCGGTATTAGTTGGCCACAGTACAACTGGTACGCTTTCATCTGCTACGTATAATACTGGTGTAGGTATAGGTGTTTTAGATGCTTTAACTACGGCTGATAATAATACGGCTATGGGTTACAATGCTGGTACGGTTTTAACTACAGGTGTTGAGAACACGTTGATAGGTAGTGAAGCTGGTGACGCTTTAGTCAGTGGTGGTGGAAATATAGCTATAGGATTTAGATCTTTGTCAACTGAAGACGGGCACGGAAGAAACATTGCTATAGGATATGAGGCTTTAAGGTTACAAGATGCGGGAGCTAATGCTTATAATGTGGCTATTGGTTATACTGCTGGTGCCTCGTTAAGTACAGGTATAGAAAACACTTTAATTGGTTCTTTTGCAGGTGACTCTATAACTACTGCTGCTAGAAACGTATCAATAGGCTACGAAGCATTAGAAGCTGAAACCATTAGAGGTAGAGCTGTGGCTATAGGATTTAGAGCACTAAAAGCGCAAACAGGTGGTAGCGCTGATACTTATAATACCGCTGTTGGTTATGATGCTGGTTTATCGGTTACAACAGGTGTTAGAAATACGATAATTGGTGGACTTGCAGGTGATTCAATAACAACAGGTGAAAATAATGTTGCTATTGGATATAAAGCATTAACTACAGAAGACACTGGGAGTAGTAATGTTGCTATTGGATATGAAGCTTTACACACACAAGATTATAATGGCCATGCTTATAACGTAGCGGTAGGTTTCCATGCAGGAGTATCTGTTACATCAGGTATACGAAACACATTAATTGGAAGTTTAGCAGGAGATGCTTTAGACACTGGTGGTGATAATGTAGCAGTAGGTGTAAGTTCTCTAGGAGCTGAAGACGGGCACGGTAAAAACGTTGCGGTAGGTAAATCTGCTTTAGAGAATTTAAATGCAGGCGCGGATGGATTTAATGTAGCTGTAGGTTATCAAGCTGGAGCCGAAATAACAACAGGAACATATAATACTATTCTTGGTGCACAAACAATGAGTGTTGGTGTTACTACTGGAGATTATAATATTGCTATTGGAAGTGCAGCAGGTCAATTACTAACATCAGGTGAAAGAAATGTTATAGTAGGTAGTGCTGCTGGGGATGCTCTTACTACCGGTGATTATAACACCGCTATTGGCCATGGTGCTCTTAGTGCTGAAGATGAGCATGGAACAAATGTTGCTGTAGGATATAAAACTTTAAATGCTCAAAACGCCGGAGCAAATGCGTATAACTTAGCTGTAGGTTATGAAGCTGGTAAAGTTGTTTCAACAGGTGTTAATAATACAATTGTAGGTGGACTTGCTGGAGACGCCTTAACTACTGGTAGTGATAATGTAGCGGTGGGTTTACAAGCTTTAGGTTCTGAAGATGCTCATGGAAAAAACGTTGCAGTAGGTAGATCTGCTTTAGAATCACAAAACGCTGAAGCTGATGCATATAATGTTGCTGTTGGGTATAATGCTGGGATTTTCGTTGTAACAGGTGCTAATAACACACTAATTGGTGGTAATGCTGGTGATGCATTAACAACAGGGGGTGATAATGTAGCTTTAGGTTATAATGCTTTAGGTGCAGAAAATACAGGTACTCGTAATACTGCTATAGGTAGAGGCGCTTTACAAACCTTAGATTACGATGGTGCTGGTTATAATGTAGCTTTAGGTTACGAAGCTGGTAAAACATTAGCCTCAGGTATACAAAATACTTTAATTGGAGCACAATCATCTGATGCTTTGACAACTGGTAGTAATAATGTTTCTTTAGGATATAGCTCTTTAACATCAACCACTGTAGGTGCTGATAATATAGCTATAGGTAAAGACGCTTTAGAAGCAAATGTAAACGGTAGTGGTGCTATTGCAATTGGTAGTTTAGCTTTAGAAGATCAAGCTCCTTCAGGTACTGGTAACACATACAACATTGCTATTGGACATTGGGCTGGTAAAGAAATTACAACAGGTTTGAATAATACAATTATAGGCGGGTTAGCAGGTGACGCTGTTACAACAGGTGGTAATAATGTACTAATAGGCTATAATAGTCGCGTGGGTGCTGTTGGGAATAATAATTCTATTGTTATAGGTTCTGACATTGCTGGTGAAGGTAGTAATACTACAGTAATTGGTACTCCAAGCACGGTATCTGCTAAAATTGAAGGAGCTTTAACAAATAGAGCTTATACTGGAACCGCTGAGGGTGGTGGTATAGATGCTTCTGATGCTGTTTCAATTAGTGTCGGTGAGTATAACAGTGAAATTGTTACAACATTATTTGTAGACATAGGTGCTGGATCGATATTGTCAAGTAGTACTGCTGGTGATGTAATAGGTAATGATGGAGTCGCAAACGCTTACATAACAAGATTAACAACAGCTGTGAATGGCTTAGTTTATAGAGGAGAAATGATTTGTTTAGAGGTACCTACAACAGGTGATCCAGACATTAATCTTTGCGCTAATTCTGACGGAACTATTGCAGAAGATGCAGCAGGTGAAGGTCAACATGTATTAATAAACGGTGGAACATCAACTCTAGCACAACAATGGGTGGTGGATATACCAACTGGTGGTGTTGTAGATGATTACATATATTTAACACACGGTGGCACAACTGCTGGTACTTATGATGCGGGTAAATATTTAATAAGATTTTATGGTGCTAAGGTAACCAGTTTATAATAATTAATAATATATAAAAAAATAAAACATGGGAGTTAAATTTGGTGGTAGCGTTGACGTTGCCGGAACATTTACAGTAGCCGGGAGCGAACTGGGAGGCGGTGTTGCTCATAAAATAGAGGGTACAGATTTTACTGATTCTATAATAATTGGTCATTCAACCACTGGAACACTTAGTGACGCAAGACGAAACACGGCTGTAGGTCTAGATGCTATGGACGCTATTACTTCTGGTGATAATAATGTTTTTATTGGTAGTCAAGCTGGTTCTGCTAATACAACAGCTAGTCGTAATACAGGTATTGGTTATCAAGCATTATATACAGAAGATACTAATGGTAATAATACCGCTGTTGGTGCTCAAGCTTTAGCAACTCAAAACGGAGGTGATAATAATGTTGCTGTAGGGCATCAAGCTGGTTACAATTTAACAACAGCTGATCAATGTGTTGTTATTGGTGGATATGCTGGCGATTCATTAACAACAGGTGCTGATACAACTATACTTGGATACAACGCTGGTCAAGCTATATCAACTGCTACTAAAAACACTGTAATAGGTAGTGAAGCTGGTACAACAATCACAGGTATTGGTAATATAACAATGGGTTATAGAGCCGCGTATTCAGGAACTTTAGCAGCAGCTTATAATATAATAATTGGGTATCAAGCTGGTGAAGCTAAAACAACTGGTGATGGATGTGTTATAATAGGTAATGAAGCAGCTAGTTCTACAACAGGTGCTACTGGCATGACTGTGGTTGGTGATAACGCTGCTAGATACCAAACAGGTAATAATAATACTGCTTTTGGGTTTGGTGCTTTAACTGGTCCAAGTAGTGGTACTGTTAATGGTACTGATAATACTTGTATTGGTCATAGTGCTGGTAATGATATTACAACTGGTGCTGATAATGTTTTAATAGGTAGTGCTGCGGGAGATGCTGTCACGGCTGGTAGTTATAATATAGCTATTGGAAAGTCAGCTTTAGGTGCTGAAGATGGTAATGGTAGAAATGTAGCTATTGGTTGGCAAGCTTTATTAACACAGAACGCTGGGGCAGACGCGTATAATATAGCTATAGGACATAATACTGGTCAAAATGTTACAACAGGTGCTAATAATACTTTAGTAGGGGGTTTAGCTGGAAATGCACTTACTACAGGATCAGGAAATGTAGCCATTGGTTATGAAGCTTTAAAAACAGAAGATGCACATGGAACAAACGTCGCAATAGGTTACAGGGCTTTAAAAGTACAAGATGCTGGTTCTGATGCTGAAAATGTTGCAATAGGTCACGAAGCTGGTGTAGCAAATACAACAGGTAATACTAATGTTTTTGTTGGTAGAAGAGCTGGTTATTCAAATACTGATGGTTATAGAAATACGGCTATTGGTCACTCCGCTTTAGCTTATAATAATGCTAATGGTCAAGACAATGTTGCGATTGGCGCAAATGCTATGAGCGGTGTTAATGATTCTATAGTTCATCAAAATGTTGCTATTGGTAATTATACTTTACAAGACTTAACAGCGTCTAGTGCAACGGTTATGTTTAATACAGCTGTAGGTCATCAAGCTGGTATGAATATTACCACTGGTGTTAAAAATACTGTACTTGGTCATCAAGCAGCTAACGGACAAACAACTGGTAGCAACTGTACAACTATAGGATTTAATGCTGAATCTTCGGCTGTAGGTGCTGATAACGAAGTTACATTAGGAGACACTAATATATCAGCGATTAGAGCACAAGTAACATCAATAAGTTCATTATCAGATAGACGTGATAAAAAAGATATTAAAGATTCTACTTATGGGTTAGATTTTATAGATAATTTAAAACCTGTAACATTTGAATGGGACCAAAGAGATGGTAATAGAAAAGATGTTAAAGATGTAGGATTTATTGCACAGGATTTACAAGAAGTTGATGATGAATATACAAGATTAGTATATGAAAGTAACCCTGATAAATTAGAAGCGACATATGGTAGATTAATACCAATTATGGCAAAAGCTATTCAAGAGCTTTCCGCTAAGGTAAAAATACTAGAAAACAAGTAAATATATATAAGTAAATTATTAATAAATTAAAAAACAAAAAAATGTTAGACTCTGAATACACTGCCGATATGGCAACTAATGACAAACCAGCAACTCTTGAGTCAGTAGCTATTGTTGAAACAATACAAGCTATCTCTGAAAGTGATAGAACTGATGATCAAAAAGCTGATTTATTTAGAAACGAAGGTCATATTAGAATTAAAATGGCTTGGACTAAATTTGTTGAAGGATTAACAGATCCTGAAAAAGCTAAAATTGAAGCTTTAAAATTATAACAAACAACTTAAATTAAATTAAATATTATGTGGAAATTAACAAAACAATACTGGAAAGATATGTGGAATTATCTATGGAGCAAAACATCTATAGATGAAAAAGCGATTGCTACAGTTAAAGAAATCAAAAAAAGATATAAATTAACTACGCAGGAACTTCGTGATGTAGCTAAAGCTATGAAAGAAGTTGGTAATCAAATAGGCGATATTGATAACGCTATTAAAGGTGAAGAGCGTAAAGGTAGAAAAAATGTCAAAAAGTAAAAAAAAGTTCAAAGACACAACCGTTGGTCAACTATTGTTTGGAGCGGCTTCTGTAATTAATCCTACATTAGGAAATATATTACAAGGTGTTACATCACCTAAAGAAGCTATAGCAGCTATAACTAAGTCAGATGTATCTACAGACGACAAAGTTAAACTGCAGCAAATAGTATTTGAACAACAGAATAAAGAAATAGAGTCTATAACGTCAAGGTGGCAAGCAGATTCTATATCCGATTCATGGATGTCAAAAAATGTACGTCCACTAGTATTAGTATGGTGTATATGTATATTTTCATTAGCTGGAATTTTAGACAGCGTTGAAACTATACCTTTTCATATAAATGCTACATGGAACGACACTTTTGAGAAGGTCATGATGGCGGTCGTATTAGCCTATTTCGGCGGACGCACGACAGAAAAGGCGACAAGTATTTTCAAAAAATAAAAATTAAATTAAATCAAAAATTATGAGTAAAAAAGAAATGAAAATTAAAGAAGAGCAATTAAAAGTTTTAAAAGCACAACAAGTATCAAAATCAAATATTGTAAGTGATATTGGTATTGTAGAAGCTCAAAAACACGAACTATTACACGCTTTAGCTAACGTTATGGATAAACAAAAAGAATTATCTAAAGAGTTAGAAGAAGAATACGGTAAGATTAATATAAATCTTGAAGACGGTTCTTATGAAGTTATAGAAACAGAAGAAGAAGTAGTAGTAGAAGAAAAAAAATAAATAGAATTCCTATGGCTAAGTTAATTAGAAAAATAAGCATAGGAGCTGACTATAAAAACGAAGCAATGCACTATTCCGTAGGTCAACAAGTCTACGGAGGACATTGTATTTCTGACATATTATTTGATCAGAAAGATAATTCATATAATATATATATTACAAAAGAAAACGAAGTTATACCTTGGAAAAAATTTAATTCCAATATGGCTATTTCAATTGAATACAATTTAGAATATTAATGCAAAGTTTATTTAATTTTATAGTACAACCAAAAAATAAAAGATACGAAAACGAAGTTGATATTGATAATAAAAAACTTATTATTAATACAACTATGGACGATCATAAGTATGTTAGTAGAATAGGTATCGTGAAATCAATACCTAAAATTGGTAAAACAAATATAAAAATTGGTGATGAGGTTATAGTTCATCATAATGTATTTAGAAGATTCTACAACATGAAAGGTAAAGAAAAAAATAGTACTTCTTATTTTAAAGAAGATTTATATTTTTGCTATCATGATCAAATATTTTTATATAAACAAAAGAATGAGTGGAAAGCTCCGTTTGAATTTTGTTTTGTAAAACCTATTGAAAACAATAGTAAGCTTTTAAGCAGTCAAAAAGAGCTTCTTCGTGTTGGTATATTAAAATATGGTAATAGTTCCTTAGATGCTTTAGAAGTAAGCGAGGGAAGCCTTGTGGGGTTTAGCCCTAGCAGCGAGTATGAATTTATTATTGAAAATAATAGATTATATCGTATGCGAACCAATGATATTACAATTAAATATGAATACAAAGGAAACGAAGTCGAATATAATCCGAGCTGGGCGAGTGGCTGTGGACGAGCTTATTAAAGTTGCTAAAGAACCTATTGTAGATTCAAAAGATGATATAAGTGCTGATAGATTGAAAAACGCTGCAGCTACAAAAAAGCTAGCTATATTTGATGCTTTTGAAATACTTAAACGTATACAGGAAGAAGAAGATATGCTAAATGAAAAACCTAAAAAAGAAAGTAAAGAAAAAACTTTTAAAGGTTTTGCGGAGAAAAGATCTAAGTAATGCACGAGCAAAGTTTATTAAAAGTAATAAAAGACTACGTTAAACCTAAAATTATAGCTAGAAACAACAGGTATAAAAAATGGGAGTATGGCTATAATAAAGAATATGATTTTGTAGTTATAAGTAAGACGGGTGAAATAGGTGAAGTGTATGAAATACAAAACTTAAAAATAGCTTTACCTAAGCAAAAAAATGTTCATAAATTTAAAGATAATAAATGGACTAAGTTTAATTACCCTGTTGAATTAAAAAAAATTAAAACTGTTTTTGATTTTAAACAGTATCCTAATGAATTTAAGGAAAAGTGGTATGATTATATAGATAATGAATTCACTTGTAGGGAGGAAGGTTTTTGGTTTTACAACAAAGATGTTCCCACTTATATTAGCGGTTCTCATTACATGTATTTACAGTGGTCTAAGATTGATGTAGGTTCCCCAAATTTTCGTGAATCAAATAGATTATTCTTTATTTTCTGGGAAGCTTGTAAAGCAGATATAAGATCATTTGGAATGTGTTATCTTAAGAACAGACGTTCTGGGTTCTCTTTTATGGCATCAGGAGAGGTTGTTAACTTAGCAACTATATCAAGCGATAGTAGATATGGCATATTATCTAAATCAGGACCTGATGCAAAGAGTATGTTTACTGACAAGGTTGTACCAATATCAGTTAATTACCCTTTCTTTTTTAAACCTACACAAGACGGAATGGATAGGCCCAAGACTGAGCTTGCTTACCGTGTTCCAGCAAGTAAATTTACTAGACGTAAACTCACCGCTTCAACATCTTCTACCGACGAAGCTTTGCAGGATCTTAAGGGGTTAGACACCACTATTGACTGGAAGAACACGGGTGATAATTCTTATGATGGAGAAAAATTAAAGCTCCTTATTCATGATGAATCAGGAAAATGGGAGAGACCTAATAATATTTTGAATAACTGGAGGGTTACAAAAACAACATTAAGATTAGGTAGTAGAATTATTGGTAAGTGTATGATGGGTTCAACATCAAACGCATTAGACAAAGGCGGTAGTAACTTCAAAAAATTATACAACGATTCAGATGTTAAAAAAAGAAACCGCAATGGACAGACTCGCTCAGGATTATATTCTTTGTTCATACCTATGGAATGGAACTACGAAGGATACATTGATTCTTATGGAATACCTGTCTTTCAAAATCCAACAGAAAAAACTTATGGACCTCATGGTGATGAAATAGAAAATGGAGTATTAGATTATTGGAATAATGAGGTTGAAGGATTAAAGTCTGATCAAGACGCTTTAAATGAATTTTATAGACAGTTTCCCCGCACAGAACAACATGCTTTTAGGGACGAAACAAAACAATCTTTATTTAATCTAACTAAGATATACGAACAAATAGATTATAACGAGGAAATAAAAAGATCAGCTATTATAACAAAAGGTGGTTTTCAATGGCGTAATGGTGTAAAAGATACAACTGTAGAGTTTATGCCAAACAACAACGGTAGATTTAAAATTAGTTGGATACCTGAGGTTAATATGCAAAACAGAATAGTAATCAAAAATGGTGTTAAACACCCGGGTAATGAACACGTTGGCGCTTTTGGTTGTGATAGTTATGATATATCTGGAACAGTAGATAGATTAGGTTCTAATGGAGCTTTACATGGGGTTACTAAGTTTAGCATGGAGAATGTTCCACCTAATAGAGTTTTTTTAGAATATGTAGCTAGACCACAAACTGCTGAAATATTTTTTGAAGATGTACTAATGGCTTTGGTATTTTATGGTATGCCAATATTATGCGAAAACAATAAACCAAGGTTATTATATTATTTAAAACGTAGAGGTTATAGAGGATACTCTATGAACAGACCTGATAAAGTTTGGAACAAATTATCTGTAACAGAGAGAGAAATAGGTGGTATACCTAATTCAAGCGAAGACATTAAGCAAGCACATGCTGCTGCTATTGAGAGTTATATAGAAAACCATATAGGACAATTAGGTGATAACTATGGTGATATGTTTTTCAATAGAACATTGGAAGATTGGGCTAAGTTTGATATTAATAATAGAACTAAGTTTGATGCTTCAATAAGTTCTGGTTTAGCTTTAATGGCTTGTAATAAAAATTTATATAAACCTGTTCAAGACAGAAAAATAAAATCAATTAATCTTGGTATCAAGAAATATGATAATCAAGGTTTTAGATCACAAATAATTTAAAGATGATTAAAAAAGGTATTAAAACCTCTTTTCCTAGCCAAGCTGTTAGTGATGAAGAAAAGATGAGCTCCGAATACGGTGCTAAAGTTGGTTCAGCTATAGAGCATGAGTGGTTTAGTAATAATGAAAACTCAAATAGATATACTACCTTTAAAGAATCTTTTCATTCATTAAGATTATACGCGAGAGGAGAGCAGTCAATTAAAAAATATAAAGATGAGTTATCTATCAATGGTGATTTGTCTTATCTTAATTTAGACTGGAAACCTGTTCCTATTATACCAAAATTTGTAGATATAGTTGTAAACGGTATGGCTGATAGATCTTATGATATTAAAGCTTACTCACAAGATCCTGCCGCTATAAAAGAAAGAACTAATTACGTCCAAGATATAGTAGATGATATGGACGCTAAGGTTTTTAATGATGAAATAGCACGAAGTTTTGGTATTGATATGACTAAAACTAATCAAGAAACTCTACCTAAATCCACCGAAGAATTACAATTGCACATGCAATTAGATTACAAGCAAAGTATTGAGATAGCAGAAGAAGAAGCTATAAACAGTGTTTTAGATGCTAATAAATATGAACATATATCTAAAAGAGTTAATCAAGATTTAGTTACTATAGGTATTGGTGCGATAAAAAATTCATTTAATAAATCAGAAGGTATTAAAATAGAATATGTTGATCCATCTGATTTAGTTTATTCTTATACTGATTCGCCTTATTTTGATGATATATATTATGTTGGTGAGGTAAAACAAATATATGCTAACGAGCTTAAAAAACAGTTTCCGGAAATAACTGATGAAGATATAGAAAGATATAGAGGTTATTCTAGTGCACATAGAAAAAGAACTGTTGTAAATAAAAAAGGTGATGATAGTAACGCTGTAAGTGTTTTATATTTCGAATATAAAACCTATATGAGTGAAGTTTATAAAGTAAAAAACACGTCTACAGGTGGGCAAAGAGCTCTTAAAAAAGATAGTAGTTTTAATCCACCTAAAAACGAAGACTTTGAAAAAGTTGAGAGAGTTATTGAAGTTGTGTATGAAGGTGCTAAAATATTAGGTAGTGGTTCTGATAAACTTCTTAAATGGGAATTGAAAAAAAATATGATAAGACCTAAAGCGGATACTACTAAAGCTGTCATGAGCTACAGTATGTGTGCGCCTCGTATGTACGAGGGTCGTATTGAAAGTTTAGTTAGTCGTGTAACTAGTTTTGCTGACATGATACAGTTAACCCACTTAAAACTACAGCAAGTAATGGCTAAAATGGTACCAGATGGTGTTTATTTAGATGCTGATGCTTTAGCGGAAATAGATTTAGGTAATGGTACTAATTATAATCCTCAAGAAGCTTTAAACATGTATTTCCAAACAGGTAGTGTTATTGGTAGATCAATGACACAGGATGGTGATATGAATAGAGGTATAAGACCAGTTAGCGAAATAAACTCAAGTGGTAAAAATGGTAAGATAGCTTCTTTAATACAAACGTATAATTATTATTTACAAATGATACGTGATGTGACAGGTTTAAATGAAGCTAGAGATGGTAGTATGCCTGATAAAAATGCTTTAGTTGGTATACAAAAAATCGCTGCAGCTAATAGTAACACTGCAACTAGACATATATTACAAGGTAGTTTATTTATAACTTTATCAACGGCTGAGTGTATTTCTATGCGTATATCTGATGTTATAGAGTATTCACCAACAAAAGAATCATTTATTAAGTCTCTTGGTAAGTTTAATGTTGGTACGCTAGAAGAAATGTCAAAATTGCACTTACATGATTTTGGTATATTTTTAGAGTTAGCACCTGATGAAGAAGAAAAACAAAGACTTGAAAACAATATACAAATAGCTTTACAACAAAATAGTATTAACTTAGAAGATGCTATTGATATTAGAGAGGTTAGAAATATAAAGCTCGCTAATCAATTATTAAAAATAAGAAGAAAAGCTAAACAAACTCAAGATCAACAAATAGCCGAAAGAAATATACAAGCACAAGCGCAAGCTAATGCTCAAGCTTCACAAGCCGCTACACAGGCTGAGATGCAAAAACAACAAGCGTTATCACAGAGTGAGGCTCAACTAGAACAAGTTAAATCTCAATTTGTAATGCAAAAAATGGAAAGAGAGGCTCAAATTAAAAAAGAGTTAATGGAGTTAGAGTTTAACATGAATATGCAGTTAAGACAAGCTGAAGTTGAAGGTATTAAAGGTAGAGAAAAAGAAAAAGAGGATCGTAAAGACGAAAGAACAAAAATACAAGCAAGTCAACAAAGTGAGTTGATTGAGCAAAGAAAAAAAGAAACAGGACCTAAAAATTTTGAATCAGCCGGATTTGATAATTTAGGCGGTTTTGGCCTAGAACAATTTGAACCTAGGTAATTATTAATTATATAATATTTTATTATGGCAAACACTGAAAAACAAGAAGACGTTATTCAAGAGGTAGAAACACAAAAAGTTGAAGCACCTGTTGAAGAACAAAAACAAGAAGCACCAAAACCAAAAGCTAAAATGCTTGACAATGAAACTGGTACTTTTAAAATTAAACTAAAAAAGAAAAATGAGCCCGTTCAAGAGCAAAGCACAGATGAAGTTTCTGTTCGCGACGAATCCGACGCTGGCAAAGAAGTTTCTAAAGAAAACAAAAAAGAGCAAGCTGAAAAGCCTGCCGAAAAAAGTGAAGAAAAAGAAGAAGTAATACTTCAAGAAGTTTCACAAGAACAATTAGCAGAAGAAGAAAAACAACAAAAAGATTTAGTTGTAGAGGAACCTACTCCTGAAGCTAAACAAGAACCACAAGAGGTAGTACCAGAAAACTTAAAAGAATTAGTTAGGTTTATGGAAGATACAGGTGGTAGTTTAGAAGATTACACTAGATTAAACGCTGATTATTCTAATATAGAAGGTAATACTCTTTTAAGAGAGTATTATAAAAATACTAAACCACATCTAGACATGGAAGAAATAAACTTCTTAATTGAAGACAACTTTCAGTTTGATGAGGAAATTGATGAGCCAAGAAACATTAAAAAGAAAAAATTGGCTTTCAAAGAAGAAATTGTAAAAGCTCGAAAGCATCTTACTGGCCTAAAGGATCAGTATTACAGAGAAGTCAAGTTGGGTTCTAAGTTGACCAGCGAGCAGAAAGAAGCGGTAGACTTTTACAATAAATACAAACAAGAACAAACTACTAATAGTGAGATCCAAAAACAACAACTAGAACGTTTCCAAAAATCTACTAATTCTGTATTCGATAATAATTTCAAAGGTTTTGACTTTAACGTTGGAGAAAAAACTTATAGATACAATATTAAAGACGTTCAAGGAGTTAAACAATACCAAAGCGACATGTCTAATTTCGTGAGAGAGTATCTTGATGACAAAAACATGATGAGCGATGCGAAAGGGTATCACAAAGCTTTATATGCTGGTAAAAACATTGATAAAATTGTTAAACACTTTTATGATCAAGGTAAAGCAGATGCTATTAAAGAGACGAGTATGAGTGCTAAAAACATTGATATGTCTCCAAGAACTGCTGCACCTGTTATTGATGCTGGTGGTAGAAAGTTTAAAATATTAAGTGGTGATGATAGTTCTAGTTTGAAATTTAAAATTAGAAAATAATTAACAACTTAAAATTAAAAAAAAATGGGATTTTCAAGTGATGGTTTAGGAGGAAGTTATGCTTTAACAGGCTCTCCTTCAACAACCGTAAGTGCAAACAACTATTTAGACTTAGCTAACACAGCTAATCAAGGTTGGGCGCAACAATACCTACCTGAGTTGTACGAACAAGAAATCGAAAGATACGGAAATCGTACAATCAACGGATTTTTGGCAATGGTAGGGGCAGAGATGCCTATGTCATCCGATCAAGTAGTATGGTCTGAGCAAAACAGATTACATATTGCTTATAAACACAAAGCTGGTGGAAACGAAACTTGTTCTATTGACGTTTCTGCAGGTTTAATTACTTTAGGTTCTGACTACACCAACTCTGTAAGAATAGGTGCTACAGTAATCGTAACAGATTCTGCTACAGGACTTAAAACAAATGTATGTAGAGTTTCTGCATCATCTGGACAAACTTTTACTGTAAAACCTTATAAAACCGCTGATCTTACTGCTGATCTTGGTGATGAAGGTGTTAATGTTTTTGTATTTGGTTCTGAGTTTGCTAAAGGTTCTGCTTCTATGGTAGGAGAGCTTAAGCCAAGCTTTACTAAATATGACAACAGACCAATGATTATTAAAGATCATTTTAAAATTTCTGGTTCTGACACTGCTCAAATTGGTTGGGTTGAAACAATTGACGAGTCTGGACAATCAGGATATTCTTGGTATATGAAGTCTGCTAGTGAAACTAGATTAAGATTTGAAGATTACTTAGAAATGTCTATGGTTGAAGCTGTAAAAGGTGTTCCTGGTTCTTCAACCGCTGATACTGATATGGGTATCGCTGGTGAAAACTTTGGTAGTGAAGGTTTATTTTCAGCTGTTGAAACAAGAGGTAACGTATTTGAAGATTTAGCTTCACTTAGCGACTTCGATTTAATACTGAAAAATCTTGACAAGCAAGGTGCTATCGAGGAAAATATGTTATATGTAAATAGAGAGTTAGCTTTAACTTTTGATGACATGATGGCTGGATTAAACGCTAACTACGGTGGCGGTGCTTCTTTTGGAGTATTTGAAAATTCTGCTGACATGGCGTTAAACTTAGGTTTCTCAGGACTAAGAAGAGGTTCTTATGACTTCTATAAGTCTGACTGGAGATACTTAAACGATGCTACTGGAAGAGGTGGTTTTGGAGATATTTCTGGAATTTTAATTCCTGCTGGTGTTTCATCTGTATATGATGAAAACTTAGGAAGAAATATTAAAAGACCTTTCTTACATGTAAGATACAGAGCTTCACAAACTGATGACAGAAGAATGAAATCTTGGGTAACAGGATCTGTTGGTGGTGCATCATATATCGGTGACGATATTATGGAAGTACACTATTTATCTGAAAGATGTTTAGTTGTACAAGCTGCTAATAACTTTGTGTTATTAAAAGAAGCATAGTAGATTAAAATTATAAAGCGGTGTAAAAGCCGCTTTATATTAAACCAAAAACTTAAAACTTAAAAACAAAACAAAATGGAAAAATATTTATATTTTAGAACAGAGGGTACTCTAGCTGATGATGATGGATCAGGAAACTCAGCTGTATTCCCGGCGGCTTCTTTTTTAGGAGCTGAACCAACTAGTGATACAACTATTACTGTATTCTTTAAAAGCATGAAAAATGCTCATGCTCATGATGATCACAGTATATCTGATTCAGTTGTATTAACTACTGCTACTAACAAAGCTAAGGAAGCTATGATGGCAATTGTTGATGCTGTAGTTGGTAATACTTTTTCAAAGTCATCTTTTATTTCGGTAATTGACGACGTTGATGGAAGCGGTATTGCACCAAGCATTATTTCAGCTTGCGGAACTATTTCAGTTGATGCTGCTCACTCTTAATG